TGCAGGCGCGCATCGCCTACGAAGACGGCCAGCCCCGGCGCGTCACCACCTGGCGCGAGCCGGCGGAGCATCAGGACGTGTACGAAGTGGCGGAAGAGACCGACATCGTGCTGGTGCACGCGGCGCTCGGCTACCTCTTCAAGGACACGTACGCAACGTAAACCACAGTGGATGGTGGATGGTGGATGGTGGATAGTGAATCGAAACCATTCGCCGTTCACCATCAGCCGGGAAACCACAAAACGGAGGAACGAAATGTTTAATGTGACTTACGGCGAATTGAGTGCGGAAGCGCTCGCCCAGGCGACGGACATTGCCCAGAAGCTGGAGGCCATCGACGGCGCGATTGCCGCGCTGCAGAACGAGCGCACGCAGGCGCTGGATGAATACAACGCGAAAGAGCGGGCACTGCAAACCGAGAAAACCAGTCTGCGTGAGGCTCTCAGATCATTGCGGACTGTCTCGCTGACGCCGACGGAGGGCTAACGTGGGCGTCCTGGACGGCTGGAAATACCGCATCGGCGGATCTGTATCGCGCGCGGCCGGCGCGGTGACGGATTACCAGGTGCCCATCCTTGTGGGCGAGTCCGCCGGCGCGCTCGGCGCTGACGTTCATTGCTACGGGCTGTGCAAACCTGATTTTTCCGATTTGCGCATTGTGGCGGCGGACGGCGCAACGCTTGTGCCGTACTGGATTGAGTCCATTTCTGGTGCGACGCCGAACCAGCTTGCCCTGGTGTGGGCGAAGTATGCGTCGATCGGCGCTGATGCGACGCCGTTCGCCCTACATTTTGGCAATCCCGCAGCGGCCGCCGTGAGCGCTGGCGACGCAACGTTTCAGTTCTTCGACCATTTCACAACTGTTGACGGCAACAAATGGACTGTCACAGGCACAGTCAGTATTGAGGGCGGTACTTATGCCTCAATACCGTATTACTACAACGGCACGAATGGGAAGTTGGAAACCAAAGAGTTCACGTTATCGCTTCCATGTTCAATCGAAATGTCTCTGTCTGTACTAACCGTCGCCTGGGACCTCGGTCATTCGGGCTGTTTCCCGATCATAGGCGATAATGTGGCTGGATTTATGTGGTACAAAGAGGGCAATTACGACAGGTACGTATATGCTAATGCTTCGCCCAGTTTCAAAAACGGCACGGCTAGAGGGCTCGCCGTGGGCAACATACGCAATACCTGGAGAGTACATGCCGACCTGCAGGAGCATATCACGAGCGGCGCGCTAAACTTCCATGACGAATTTTCTGGCGCCACAGGTGCCAGCGGGAAAAATTTTACTCTTTTCAACCGCAACGCGAATGCCAAGACCAGCAATATCAGGATTGATTGGGTGTTTGTACGCAAATACCTCGTCTCCGAACCCGCTCTGGGCGCGTTTGGAGCATTGGAATTTGTCGGCGGGGCCATCGCGACGAAAGAGCAGTACTACAGGCGTTTGAGGAACGGGTGATGATCATTCATTTACGACAATCGACCGCTGTCACAATCAAGTTCGGGCCGCTCCTGGACAAGGAAGACGGCGTGACGCTGGAAACCGATCTGGCCGCGGCGCTCGACAATGCCGCGACCGGCGTCATGCTCTCCAAGGCCGGCGGCACGCTGGCGGTCCGCCACGCGCCGGTGACGCAGACCACCTACGACGCGCACGGCATATACAACGTGCATCTCGACGCAACGGACACGTCCACGCTTACGGATCTGCTCGTCATCTACACCGACCCGGCGACCTGTCTTGCGCACTGGCAGCGCTGCGTCGTGCTGCCCGCAAACGTCTATGACGCGATGTTCGGCGCGGATCTCCTTGATGTGGAGCTCTCCAGCGTGCTGGCCGCCGTGGAGGCGATTCCGGCCAATCCGCTCACCGACGACGACGCGCGCCTGGATCGCCTCGATGCGGCCGTATCGTCGCGCCTGGCCGCGGTGGATTACGCGGCAGCGCCGTCGGCCGCCGCGATCAAGGCCGCGCTCGAAGCGAACGGATCGAAACTCGATCACCTGTGGGAAATGACTGAGGACGACGCGGGCGTGCGCAGGCTTTCGGCCAACGCGCTGGAGCAGGCGCCGACCGGCATGGGCGGCAGCGGCTCGGCCGTGGTGGTCCTGCCCGTCATGCAGGGCCGCGTGTACAGCGCCACGGCCGTCCAGGGCCGCGACGTGGTGGTGGTCCAGGGCGACACGCCCCGGATCGTGTTTGACCTGGGCGAGGACTATTCCACCTGGACGCCGTATTTTGGCGCGAAGGCGGACCTGGACGATGACGATTATGTGATCGCGCCCAAAGCCGGCGCGTGGTCCGCGCCCGCGTCCGGCCAGGGTTACGTGGATTTGACCGCCGCCGACACGGCCGCCATCGGACGCCACTTTGCCGAAATCGAATTGCGCAGCGGCGAGTCGCGCCTGACGGCCATGAAATTCCGGCTCAAAATTATCGACGCCGTGATTACGGAGTAGGAGGCCTATGTACTGTACCATTTCCGACCTGAAGACCGTCATCCCCGAGCAGGACATGATCGAGCTCACCGACGACATGGTGCCGGCCGCCAAAATCATTGCCGCGAACGTCAATAAGGCGATCACGGACGCCGGCGAACTGATCGACGGCTATTTGCGCGGGCACTACCGTTTGCCCTTGTCGCCTGTGCCGGGCATCATCTCCACCCTGGCCTGCGATATCGCCGTGTACCGTCTCTATGCCCGCAAAAGCCGGATCACGCCGCCGGAAGGCGTCTCGGAAAGATACAAAAGCGCCCTGGCACTCCTGGCCAAAATGCAATCCGGCGACATCATGCTGGGCGCGGGCGGCGACATCTCCACGGACAGCGATACGGATCGCGTCGGCGCGACGGCGGGGGACCGGATTTTCACCCGGCAGACGATGAAAGGATTTTAGCGATGCTCGATCAAATCGAAGAAGCCGTGAAAAACAGAATCGGCGACAAACTCTCCGATGCCGCAGGCAGGCTGGACATCCAGCGCGGCGTCGACGGCATTCCCCGGCAGGCGATCTACGTATCCGTTGAAGAGGGCGATTTCACCCGCGTCACGCAGGAGACGTACAGCCTGTCCGTGAAAGGCTATGTCGACATCGTCTTCTCGCATCTGCAAAACGAGGAGATGCGGCGCAAGGGAATCGCGCCGATCCTGGAAGGGGTTTATCAATGCCTGCTGCTGCAGAAACTCGGCCTGGCCATCTCGCCGATCGTGCCGCAGCGATTCCGCAATACCACGACGGAAGAGCTGCGGCAAAAAGGCCTGATCGTGTTTAGCCTGGAATTCGGCACGAAATTCAATGTCACCCGGATGGACGACGAAACCGTCACGGATCTGCTCAAGGTCGGGCTTTCCTACTACCTGCAGGATCCGGCGGACGACAATGAAGCCGATGCGTCGGATCTGGTGACGCTCAGCGAATAGTGTATGGTGGATAGTGGATGGTGGATAGGAAAGCAAAGGAGGGAATCATGTTAGTCAAAGCAGCGCCGGGCAGCCGTTGCCCTAAAGAAGGCAAGCCCCGTGAGTTTATCACCGACGGCAACGCCGTGGAGGTCGCCGACAGCGCGTTTTACCGCCGCCTCATTGCCGACGGATCGCTCGTTGAAGAGAAGGTTCCAGGGACAAGGAAAAAAGAACAGGGGAAAAAAGAAATCCTTGAACCGTGAACCTCGAACCTTGAACCTTTTGTTACAGGAGGAAAACCATGTCGTCTCCCAATATTTCGTTTGACAGTATTCCCGCGTCAATCCGCAAGCCGGGAAAGTATTTTGAATTCAACACCAGGCTGGCGATGCGGACGTTGCCGGCCAACCGGCAGCGCATGCTGATTATCGCGCAGCGGCTCGCGGCCGGAACGGTCGCCCAGCTGATTCCGACGCGGGTCTTTTCGGATGCGGAAGCCGCGACGTATTTCGGCGCGGGCTCGATTGCCCACCTCATGGCGCGCGCGGCGATCAAGGCCAACGCCTATCTGGATCTGTCCATTTGCGCGCTCGACGACGCGGCCACGGGCAATCCCGTTGCCCGCGTGCACACCCTGGCGATCGCCACCACCGCCACCGGAAGCGGCACGCTGACCCTGTATGTCGGAAACGTTCGCTACCAGATCGGCATCGTCTCCGGCGATACGCCGACGGTCATCGGTGCGGCGCTCAAGGCGCTGCTGGATAACGATCCGGCTTTGCCGTTTACCGTGGCCCACTCGGAGGGCACGGTCACATTCACCGCCAAAAATAAGGGCGTCGTGGCCAACCAGGTGGATTTCGAGGCCGTCGTCACGGCCGCCTCGACGACCGCCACGTTTACCGCCACAACGCCCGGTTCGGTCGACCCGACGCTCGCCACGGCGCTTAGCGCCGTATTCGCGGGCGAGTACGACATCATTGCCGTGCCCTTTATCGACGAAACGTCTTACGGCGCATTGAAAACGCATCTGGACAGCGTGTCCGGACCGATGGAGCAGCGGCCCGCGATCGGCGTCATCGCCGCCGACGACGCGCTGGCCACCGTGACCACGCTCACCGCTGCAATCAATTCCGGCCGGATCACCTGCGGCTACCTGCGGGGCACCCGCTCGCCGCTCTTCGAAATCGCCGCCGCCTATGCCGCGGTTCTGGCCTCGGAGGAGGATCCCGCGCGCCCGCTCAATACTCTCGCCCTGGCCGGCATCGCCGCGCCGCCCGTTGCGTCCCGCCTGAGTCGGACCGAGCAGGAATCCTGCCTGGCCAACGGGGCAACGCCGCTGGAAGTCGGCCCCGGCGAGGTCGTGCAGATTGTCCGCGCCGTCAGCACCTACGTGCAGGACGCCCAGGGCATCGACGACCCGGCGCTTCTGGACATCACGACCATCCGGACGCTGGATTACGTCCGCCTGGCCGTCCGCACACGGATCGCGCTGCGGTTCCCCAGGGAAAAGCTTTCCAGCAAAACGCCGGATGCCGTGCGCGACCAGATCCTCGACGTGCTCTACCAGCTTCAGGATCTGGAAATTGTCGAGGAAGTGGAGGCCAACGCCGCCGGCGTGCTGGTCGAGCGCGATTCGCAAGACGCCAATCGCCTGAACGCCAAGATCCCGTGCGATGTGGTGAACGGCCTGCACGTCTTCGCCGGCCGGATTGATCTCTTACTGTAACAATCCCGCTGTGTGTCCCTCCCCCTTGATGGGGGAGGCCGGGCGGGGGTGAAAACAAGGAGGATAAAATGTCTGAAGAATTTGTGAGCCAGGTGCTGCTCGAAATCAACGGCAAGAAAATTACCGATTTCAAATCGGTCACCGAAGGGGAGCGCGAATTGTACGGCGCGGTCAAGCTGATGAACGGCACGGGCCATTACAAAAAGCAGGAACGTCCGACGGTCAAGCTGGATTATGTGATCCCGCTGGACGGAGAGGAGTTTGACTTCACGGAGGTCCGAGGCGGCACGATCACCGTCGATTACCAGAACGGCACGCGCCGAAGATACACCGGCGTTTACACGACCAAGATCGGCGAAGCGAAATTTGACGGTGAAGCGGACGGCGTCGTGCGCGCCATCGAGTTTTCGGCCAAAGCGGTAAAATAGCCCTGCCGGGCAAGGAGAAGCATCTATGAAAACACTGACGGAAACATGCACTCTGCCGTTGGGCATTGAGTACAACGGCGAGATTCACCGGGAACTGGAACTGCGCCCGCAGCGCGTCGGCGACACCATAGACGCGCTCGAAAACGATCGCGCGCGGCACAATGACAGCTATCTGGGGCTGTGTGTGCTGGCCAGGCAGGTCGTGCGCCTCGGTCATATCCCCGCCGCGGACATCACGCCGGACCTTTTGATGAACCTGTATGACATGGATATGGCCGCAATCAACGAAGCGCTGGGGAGGTTGCAGAAGCGCCAGGCATCGTTTCGAAACGCAGATGAGAACTCTCCGAAAAATGGTGCTGGCATTGCGAAAGATGGGGTTCACGGGGGCGGAAATTGAAAAAATGACGCCGGCCGAAGTGGATGGGTACTGCGCGGCGTTTATCGAGATGCGGGAAGCCCCCACGTCCGGCGCCAAAAAATATATCGTCCGACGGTCCGGGCGAAAAAACCCGTCCACAGAACAAAAGAAATAGGCGCCGGGAGAAATGCCATCGCTGTGTCGCCCAGCAGCGGATAGCAGATCAGAAATCCGGCAAACGCGGCAAAAGCGCCGCCTATGGCATAAAGCAGCGCGACCAGCAGATGGACGCCGCGTATTTTGGTCAGAGCATAGGCGGCCGCAAGGCCCGCAAGAATCGCGAAGGATGGAAATATTATGTCGAATGTCATGACCGTTGCCCTCCAGTTCACCGCCATCGATATGATGCAAGGCGTCTTGTCGCGCGTCAAAAACTCGGTGCTGAGTTTAGGAAACGCGTCGGGCAAAGTCAAGCGCGATTTCGACGACATGACCAGTCATATCACGTCCGGGCTCAAGGCAATAGCCGTAAGCGCCTATGCCATCAACAAGGCGCTGCCCGGCGTCCGGGCGGCGGGCGATCTAGAGGAAGCCATGCTGGGCGTCAAAATGAATATCGCCTCCTCGGCCAAAAGCGCGCATGAACTGACGACCATGCTCGGCCAGGTCAAAGGCACGGCAATTTCCGTGGCGGCTCAGGCGCCCTTTTCCGCCGAAGACGTGGTGCGCATTCAGAACTCGCTTTTAAAGGCCGGCATGGACTTAAAAGACGTCACGGGCGATGCCGGCGCGGCCTTTTCCGCAACGGCATTGGCGACGCTCTCCGGCGCCGCGCCGGAAGTTGTTGGAGACTCTTTGGCCAACATCGGTTCGATGTTCAAATTCCGGGGCGCGGACTACGGCGCGTTTTCGGATTGGCTGACCCGCGTGGATGACGCCGCCGCAACCAACCTGCCCGCTTTGATTCAGGGCCTGCGCATGGCCGGCAGTTCCGCGAACGCGCTGGGGATCTCCGCAAAGGATTCCATCACGGCGCTGGGCGCTTTGTCGCCGTTGGGCGAGCGCGCCGGCTCTTCTTTCAATAACTTTTTGATGGCGTTTGCAACCCGCCGCAAGGAACTGGCGGCAATGGGACTGGATGTATTCAAGGGCGGAAAGTTCGTCGGTCTTGCGGCAGCGACGGATATGCTCAAGAAAAAATTCGAGGCGATTAAGGACGACGGCCAGCGCCTGGGCCTGCTGATGAAAATATTCGGCGAGGAAGGCGGCCGGGCGGCCAATACGTTTATCAATGCCGAAAAAGGATTCCGGGATATTGAGTCTTCCGCCAATGACGCGCTCAGCATGGCTGAAAAACTATCGATCTGGGGCGAAGGCTTCAACGCTTCTTTAAAGAAACTGGGCGGAACGACCCGCTCAACTCTGGCCGCCATGTTTGACCCGCTTCTTGCTCCGCTGACCCAGGTGATCAATCTGCTCAATACCGCCACGTCCAAGTTGGGCGAGTTTGTGGAAAAGAATAAAGGGGCGGCCGCCGCGATATCCGGCACGGTCGGCGCGGTGGCGGCAGGCGCGGGACTTTATGGGCTGATTCAGGTTGCGCGCGGCGGCGCGGCCGGCGCGAAAGTATTGAAGGGGCTGGGCGGTATAAAAGGATTGCTGGGCGACGCGGCGGGTATTGCAAAAGGCAAGGCCGTGCAAGCCGCCACCGGAGTAACGCCGGTTTTTGTTACCAACTGGCCGGGTTCGATGTCCAATCCGCTTTCGCCGTCCAATCCGGACGCGCGTCAAAAACTGGAAGATCTTTTCACCAAACCGTCCGGCGTTCCCAAAGGCGCGGGCATGGCCGGGAAGCTGGCCGGTCTGGCTAAAGGCGCAGGCGGCCTGGTTGCCGCAGGCGCAGTAGGATACGCCATTGGATCGATCATAAACGAAGGCATCAATGGCGCCATGAAAATGTTCACGGGCGGTAAGAACAACTCGTTTGGGGAATGGCTGTACGATCGGATACACGGAGAGCCGGAAATCAAAAACGATATGAAAATAAATATCATTGCCGACTTTGACAATCGTCGCGTGACGGCGCAGACCGCCGATCCGCGCACCAATGTGTCCGTCGATCTGAACCGCGGCACGTGGGATAATCCGCTGGGGGTGCGCTGATGGCCGCTGAATTCGACAGCACGATGATCGAAACGGACGAGGGCCTGCTGGATGACGTGATCATTCAGTTTGAAACCATCGAGGACACCTTCGAAAAGGCGATCGTCCGTTACGATTATCCGTTTGCCGACGGCGCGGACCTGGAGGACATGGGACAGAAAGCGCATGCGATCCGCTTCCGGTGCTGGTTCTGGGACGATGAGGAAAATATATCCTCGTATGAAGAGCACACCCGGCTGCTGGCCGCTCTCGCCAAGCCCGGCCTGATCGATTTTGTGCACCCGAAATACGGCTTGATCCGGGGGAAAATAGAATCCATCGCCATAAACCACAACGCCGACGTTCGCACGGCCGCCATCGAAGTCACGTTCGTCGAGCAGATGCGCGCGGAGCTGTCCGTCGAGACCGCGCCAAGCGTGCAGTCGGCGGTGGAGGAGGCGTATTCCGCGGCGCAGGCCAAAGAGGAATCGCTGTTGACGACGGCCCTGGCGGCGATCCCCGGCGTGGATCCGGCGGCCGTATCGACGGCGCTGAATACGGCCCAGGGGCTCTTAACGCAGATGCAGGGCTACACCAGCGCAACGCGCGCGGCGGTGGCGGAAATCGAGAAACATCTCGCAAAGGCGGAAGCCACGGTGAGCCGGGTGGCCAGCCCGCTCAACTCCCTCCAGGCCACGCTGACCTACGGCCTGGCGCTGCCCGGACGCGTGCTGGGAAGCCTGTCCGGCGTGCTGGAGCGGACGGCGCGGACGTTCGACAGCTTGTGGAATTTTCCGTCTCAGTTTGTGGCGAAATTGGACGATGCGTTAGGCGATCTGGAGGACAGTTTCGCAGACCTGGCCGACGGGGCGACGTCGCCCGCGGGCCGGTCGGCGGGGCTGGTGATGCGCAATCACCTTCTCATCGCCGGCGCGCAGCGCCTGGCGCTGGAAGCCGCGGCGCTTTTCGCCGAGGACGACCGCGCGGCCAGGGAATCCGATCCGGATTTTCAGGTGATGCATTTGCAGGAACTGGAAGCCACGCTGGCCGTGGTACGCGCCCGCCTGGCGGCGGCGGTGGAAGTCGCGCGCGACATGGACGATCTCAAAAAAATGGCGGCGGCGCTGCTCACCCAGGTGAACACGGTGCGCCTGGAACGCGAAAAGATGGTGACGGTAACGCTGGACAATCCGCTGCCGCTGCACCTGGTCTGTCTCAAATACGGTCTGCCCTACGCCGACGCGGAGCGGCTGATCAAGGTCAATCGGATTGCCCGGCCGAATGCGGTGTCGGGCGAGGTGAGCATTTATGTCCGACAAGGTTGAACTGTACGTCAATAAGATGCGCGTGGATAAGTTCCTCTCCTACCGGATCGACGCGGATCTCTACACGCCGGCGGACGCGTTTTCCCTGGAGCTCGCCAATCCGGACGCGCCCGTGACGCCCGGACATCTGTGCGAGCTGCGCATCAACGGCGCGACGGAGCTGACGGGGATCGTCGATAAGGTGACGCGCCGCGTCAGCAAGTCGGGCACGTCACTGGCGGTGGAGGGCCGGGATCTGATGGGTCTGCTCGTGGATTTCTACTGCGAGCCTGCGCACTGGAAGACGGTGAAAGGCATGAAGCTCAAGGCCCTGGCGGAAATGCTGCTGGCTAACGTGCCCTTCATCCAACGCCAAAACATTGTCTATCAGGAAAACATTGTCGGCAGCATCAAGAGCAAGCGCTCTTCGTCAGCCGCGAGCATTTGCGACGTGCTGGATACGGCGCAACGCCTGGGACAGATCGAGCCGGGCATGACGATCTTCGAGGTGTTGAAAAGCTTCGCTCTGTCGCGCGGAATGCTGTTTTACTGCGAGCCGTCCGGCGCGCTGGTGTTCGGCCGCCCGCCGGTGTCGGGCGCGCCGGAATACAGTCTCACGCTGTCCAAAAGCGGCCTCGGCAACAATGTGATCGAGTCGGATGTGACTCATGATATCTCTCGCCGCTACAGCAAGGTGATCGTGGTGGGCCAGCGACAGGGCTACGACGACGACACGTCCGCCGCGGCCGTCAATATGACGGCGTCCCGCGAGGATGCGGCGTTTCCGTTTTACAAGCTCTACGTGACGAAGGAATGCAACGACAACGTGAGCCCGGCGATGCGCGCCAGGCTGATCATGGAGCAGCAGCGCCGCGAGGGCGAGCAGATGACCTACACTGTCGGCCGGCACAGCCAGGCCGGGAAGAACTGGCGCTTTGGGGCGTTTTGCCACGTGGCGGACGAAAAGCAGGAGATCGACGGGGATTATCTGATTTACGGACGGACGTTCGAGCTGCGCAAGGAAACCGGCGCGATAACGCGCCTGCGGCTGGGCGTGCCGGGATTGGTGGCATGATGAATCTGATACGCGGCATCGTCGTGTCTGTATGCGAAGGGCTGATCCGGCGGTTTTCCGCCACCGGCCGGCCGGGCGAAACAATCGAAAACCGGGAACTCGTCCAGCATTACGGCATGGCGTCGCGCCCGCTAGCCGGCGCGGAATTGGTCATCCTGCGCGACGGTAATCACTATGTGGCGATCGCGGATGACGACCGGCGCTACCGCATCGCCGTTGAGGCCGGCGAGGTCGCTCTCTACACGGACGAGGGCGACAAAATCCACCTCCAGCGCGACAAGACGATTGAAGTAGTGAGCGGCAATAAGCTCATCGCGACAGTGGAAAACGAGGTGGACATCACAACGAAGGTCGCCAAAGTGACGGCCACAGAAAGCGCCGATATCACGAGCCCGGAGGTGACGATCAACGCGGCGACGTCGATCGGCGCGACAAGCCCGACTGTGAACATCAATGCGGCAACGGGATGCACGATCAACAGCCCGGCAATATCGCTGGGCGGCAGCTCCGGCACAATGCGTTACCTGGTCGATGAGCGCCTGCTGACCTGGCTGCGAAACCATACGCACGGCATGGGCTGGGAGCCGCAGCAGGAGTTGCTGGACGCCGATGTGTTAACTTCCGTCACAAAGGGTGCATAAATGGATTATGCCGTAACAATCGACAATCAGACCGGCAGAGGCATCATGACCTTTTCCAAGACGTCCACGCTGATGAACAATATTTATCTGAGTCTTTCGGTACGCCGCGGCTCTTTCTTTCTCGATCCGCAATTCGGGTCGCGCCTGCATCTGCTGACACGCGCGAAAAACACGGATCAGACGGCGCAACTGGCGGTCGGCTATTGCAAAGAAGCGCTCCAATGGATGATCGACACCGGAAAAGCCAGGGCCATCAATGTTCTGGCGCAACGCGATCCGGCGCGGGATCGCCATCGCCTGTATCTGATGGTAGAAGCCACTCCGGCCGGGAGCGACGAACCTGTTCAATTCAGTATGTTCATTGAGGTGATCTAGTGAACTATCAGAAAGACTTTGACGCATTGTTTCAACAGATGGTGACCGACTGGCAAAACCAAAACGCGGACGCTGATATATCAAGAGGAAGCCTGATCTATCTCAAGAGCGCCTGCCTGGCGTCGGTCTTGTGGGGCATCTACAAATATCAGGACTGGATCGCCCGGCAGATATTCCCGGACACGGCTGAAACTGCCTACCTGGAGCATCACGCCTGGACCCGCGCCATTACGCGCCTGTCCGGCGAGTCCGATGCGGCGCTTCTGGCACGCGTGCTCGACGATATCCGCCGCCCGCCTGCAGGAGGCAATCAGTACGATTATATCAAGTGGGCGCTGGAGATCGATGGCGTCGCGCGGGCATATTGCGTGCCGCTGGCCCAGGGCCTGGGAACGGTTGACGTAATCATCCTGGCGGACGCGGCCGTGACTGGCAGCGAGATCCCCAGCTCGTCGGCCCGCATCGGCGCGGTCACGTCTGTTGGCGCATGCAAGCTCAATGACAGCGGCGGCACGTTCGAAGCCGACCATGCTGTGGCGGCGGGCGATATCGTGGAAAACCCGCTGCGCGGCACCCGGACGACAGTGGCCTCCGTGGACAGCGGCACGCAACTGACGCTGGCTGCGGACATTTTCGCCTATGTCGGCGAGCCATACATCATTCATTGCCAGACCGGCACGTCCACCAGTGTATCCGCGGGCAAGCTGGTGGATAGCGCCGGCGACTTCCAGGATGCGACTTACACGGTTAAAAAGGGCGACATCGCGGAAAACGTAACGGATGCCCTGGAAGCCACGGTCGTATCGGTGGACAGCGGCACGCAGATCACGCTGTCGGCGGATATTTTTACCGACACGGGGAAAACATATGTGATTCGCGGCCTGGTAAGTCGCGTCAAGGCGTATATCGATCAGCAGCGCCCCGTGACGGCGTCGCTGGTGTCGGTCGTCGGCCCGACGGTGGTCGCGCAGGATGTCACGATGACGGTGACGGGCACAGGTCTGGATCTTTCCTCGCTTGCTGAATCCATCGAGGCTTATCTGAACACGCTGACACCCGGCCAGACGCTTTATCGGGCCAAGATCACGCAGATTGCGATGGATGCGGGTGCGGACAATGCGGTGATTTCCGCGCCGGCGGCGGACGTCGCCGCGACAACCTATCAAATGCTGAGGGCGGGAACAGTTAGTGTCACATAAAGACGTTTTGAAATTATTGTTTCCTCTTGATCTGGGCGGCGTCTTTGACGCGGACCTGGCGCTGGAGGGCGCTTACCTGGACGCGGCCGAGGCAAGCGCGGATCTGCTGCTGCGCGAGATGCTTCCGCAATCCGCGGGCGACAGCATTGCGGACTGGGAGCGCGTCTGCGGCATTGTTCCGGATGCGACGGACACGCTGCAGATGCGCCAGGCCCGCGTGGTCGCCAAGCTCCGGGAACGAGGCGGACTATCGATTCCGCACTTCACGGCGCTGGCGGCCAGCTGGGGCTACACGGTCATGATCGAGGAGCTTTCGGCCGGCACCGACGGAACGGGCGACGAGGGCATCTTCCGCTGGCGCGTGAATTTTCTGGCTACGCCTCTGTATTACTTCCGGGCCGGCCAGTCCCGCGCCGGTGAGCGCCTGGTGGACGGGCCGCTGGCCACGGCGATGGAAGCGATATTTGAAGAATTGAAGCCTGCACACACGCAGATCACATTTGCATACGCATAAAGGAGCAAAAAAATGAGCAAAACAGTCTTTTCCGATACGCCGCCGCAGGGGACGATCGTCACGGCTGACTTCTTAAATGCCGTCAACACGCACCGGCACACCGGCGAGGACGTGGACGGAGCCGGCGCTCTGGATTACGCCGCCGCCGGCGGGTCGAACAACGCCTACACGCTGACGCTGTCGCCTGCCCTGGCCGCGCATATTCCGGGCATGCCGATCCGCTTCCAGGCCAACCACGCCAACACGGGCGCGGCCACGATCAATATCAACAACCTGGGCGCCGTCGCCCTCAAACGCAACTATAATCAGGCGCTGACAGCGAACAATATCCTGTCCGGGCAGATCGTGACGATCATCTAC